CCTGCCGATGACGGACTGCATGATGAACTCCCGAAAGGCTCTGCTCTCAATGCTGTCAATACGGAAGGCTACCGCAATGACGAGTTCAAGGCTATACACATCATAGCTGATGCGGTCGTTCTTCCTGACATGACGGCGTACACCCTGCTCTTTCAGAATGCCGTCCTTGAATATAGCCTTGACAGCCTTGCGCACATAGCAGCCGAACACATTATACATGTCGGCAATCTCCTGCATGGTCATCCATACAGTATCGGTCGGCATGGATACCGTTCCGCTCTCGCTGATAGTTATAACTCCTCTGTTCATTTTCCAATAGTTTTTTCGTTCGATAATCTGTTTCTTTCTCGCTTGGCAATAAGCTTATCCATGTCATTTGAAATCTTCTGCTCCGTCACCTGCGCATAGACCTGTGTGCTTGTAATGTCTGCGTGTCCCATCATCTTGGCTATGCTGCCGATGGGAATGTCCTCGTTGAGCATCAAGACTCCGAATGTATGGCGGCTGGCGTGGAATCCCAACTTATTACTTATGCCAAGCACCATTCCAAGGGTATGCACATCAAGATAGATGTCTTTCTTCTCACCCAGTGGAAAAACAGGCTTGCTGTCGTCCGTGGTATTGTAGAGCGAAAGAATCTTCTCGGCTATCGGATGGAGTGGCACGAAGAACTCCACGCCTGTCTTCTCTCTTTCCTTGCGGATGAACTTCCTACCCTCGGAGTTCTCACTGATATGGTGAGGGTACAGTTTCTTTACATCTATATAGGATAAGGAGGTGAGCGAGGCAAAAATGAAACATCTGCGTGCAAGCTCCGTTCGCTCGTCAGCCATCGGGGTAGAGAGCATCTTGATGAAGTCTGCCTTGCTGATATGGGTCATCTTCGGGGCTGCCTTCCTCTCATACCCTATCTTGGCTATGGGATTGAAGCGGATAATGCTCCTGTCCACTGCCTTGTACATCAACATGTTCAGCCAGAGAAGGCAATGGTTCACGTAGCTGTCGATGCGTCCCTGGTCTCGTTTCAGGAATAGCTTGTATTCCTCCCCGAAATTCTCGTCTATGTCCTCAAAGGCGATGTCGTCCTTATCCAACGAATGGACAAAGGCTCTCAGGTTCTTCTGCCATGTTCGCTTGTGCAGAAAGGTTTGTCTGGCTTTTGAGGTTCGATACCATTCCACGATGGTATCACCAAAGTTCAGCAAGAACCTTCCTGTCGTGTCCTTGTCCTTCAACACAGCCTTCAGCATTTCCACGGTGATGATGCCATTGGTGGTAAGAAGTGAGTTGTATTTATCCTTGACCTCAGCAAGGAAACTTGCCAATCGTCCGTTGTCCCTTACGTTCCGTACCTCTCCCTTCTTGGCGTTCCACTCCTGTGGGGTACAGGATATGCCTGTGGAAATGGCTGCGCTTTTGCCGTCAACGGTGATGCGGCAAAGTATGTTGGCTGTTCCGTCTGCCTTCACCTTCTGTCTGTTGATGTAAGGCAAAATTGAAAATGTACTTCTGCTCATAGTTGTTGTCCTTATAATATAATAATGTAGTTGAAACTGTAAAAAGAAAAGTTGAAAGCCTTGTTCATAATGCGAGAACGAAGTCCTTCTCGGTTGCAGCGATGAACTTGTCCATGTCCTCAAACAGCTTCTTTTGGGTTACTCTCGCATACCGCTGCGTCATCTTCACATCCTTGTGACCGAGCATCTTGCAGATGGTCTCCATCGGCACACCAGCCTCCAGCGTAATGAGGCTGGCGAACGAGTGTCGTCCCGAATGGTAGGAATAAGTCTTGCTCGTTTCCGCCAACTTGCAGATGGTGATGAGGCCGATACGAACACGATTCGTGCTCAGCAATGGGAAAAGGGTATCTCTTGCCTCGTCCTCGTATTTCGCCATCAGCTCCAACGCCTCGGGCAGGAGTTTCACCCTGGCAAGTGTTCCGGTCTTCTTGCGGTTATAGATGAGCCATTTGTCACCATCCTCCAACACCTTGACATTGGCTTTCGTGATGGAAACGGTGTCTATGAAGGCTGTTCCTGCATAGCAGGCGAAAAGAAACAGGTCACGGCTAACGGATAGTCTCGGCTTGTCTTCGGGCAGTTCCACATCACGGATTTTTATGAAATCAGACATGCTGAGAGCCTTGGGTGTCGTAACCTTTGGAGTGCCAACCCGATAATGGGCAAACAGCAGGTTCTTGCACAAGCCTCGCTCAAAGGCAATGCGGCACATCTTCTTGAAGAGCGACACATAGATGGTGATGGTTCCTGATGAAAAGCCTTTCTCGTCAAGCAGGTAATGGTGAAAGTCACTGATGAAAGGCTCGGTCAGCTGTCCGAAAGCCAAATCAGTCAACCTATACTTCTCCCCGATGAACTCAGCGAGATTCTTGCGAATCTTTCTGTAAGTCCAGACACTGCTCTTCGACATATCGATGCCCTCATGGGTGCTGAGTTCACTGATATGCTCGTCCACGAAGGAGAGAAGGGTGGTCTGTGTCTTGACGCTGCCCTGCAAAGCCTCCTTGACATCCTTAGCCTCGAAGTCCGTTCTCTTTTCCACAAGCATATCGAAAGCCTTTTGGATGGAAAGCAACAACTGCTCGATGTCCTTGTTGGTCTCCACGGCTTCCTTGCTCTTGCCCTCCAATCGGCTGGCACGAGGATTCCAAAGCGATGGAGTGCAAGACAACTTGCAGGAGAACTGCGCCATAGTCCTGTTCACCGTGATGCGTCCCATGATGGGAGCTTTTCCGTTCTTGTCCATTCCGCTCTTTTTTAGGTAGAGCAACACCTTGAATTTTTCGATTTTCATAACGCTTACATTTTGAGTGTGCAAATATAATCATTTTGTAAGCGTTCTGTGATACGCAAAACATTGAGAATCAGTGCAATAAAATCCGTTGATGCACAAAGTTGCCTTTCCGCATTGTTACCTGTTTTGCATAGGTAACTGTGGCTCACGATTTAGTAACTGAACTACTTCAATATTCCTCACTCGCTTGCTTTATGCCGATTTGGCAACTTTGTGCAAATATGCTCATTCCCAACTGTTTACGTTCCAACCTCTCTTATTCTCCTTTGGCTGCTTTAGAGCTTTATGTTAAAAGTGAAAAAACAGAGTTTATTTAGTTCATATTTACACAAGTAAAGCAAAATCTAAGGAGTTACAAAATTCGCATCATCATAAAGACTATTATGCGATAATCTTTTCGTTTCTATATTTTCTGTATTTTTGCAAAAAATATCTATCATGAAAATCAAAAACAAATACAAGAAAATGCCAGCTAATGAAATCTGGAATGTAGTAATAGCTTATATTGATAAAAATAAACAATTTTTCTCTTCTACTGGTATCATTAAATACAATGCAATAGCAACTTTTGATTTTATAGAATACAAAGGTGGTAAAAACGGGAGCGTTAGGGCTATGAATGGTGAATCTATCAGTAGGAATCAATTTATATCCGTATTTAAGCAAATCCATGATATGGAATGTATCAATACTAAGAATGTCAAGCCATACATTGATAGAAGGCAAAGCCCATTTGTCGGCCTACTGAAGTCTGCTGGAATTATTGAATGAATTGGATTTATTATAAAAGTCACAATCTTATGAATCAAAATATCGAATATGAAAGGTTTACACAAGAAGTCTATCAGGAGTTAATCAATGCTCGTGGTATTACTACTAGTGTAAAGCATGATGTCAAGCTTATAGGTAAATCAGGACAAAAGCATCAGATTGATGTCTATTGGGAATATAGCATAAACGGCATTCAACACAAAGTAGCTATTGAATGTAAAAATTATAAGAAAGAGATTCCTATTGGTAAAGTTCGGGATTTTTATGGACTTTTGTCTGATTTGGCAGATGTTTCTGGTATTATGATAACAAAAGTAGGATATCAGAAAGGTGCAAAGAAATATGCGGACTACTATAGAATTAATCTAAAAGAATTAAGGACTCCTTGTAAAGACGATGATTGTAGAATAGCAGAAACAAGGCTTAATTTAAATATATCGTTAACCCAGCAGCTTTTTTCACTTGATGCAGATTGGGCAAAAGCAAATAATATAGATTGGCTATCATATAGAAATTTCAGTGCGCATCTGGTGGAACGTAGCAATGAATGGGGAGAAAAATATCTTCCTTTGGGAACTATAGAAAATAACGTTTTCGATGAAAAAGGGAAGGTCATCACAACTTTAGACAAGTTGGCAGATGAGTCCATTCAACAGACAGAACGAATATTTGAATTCAAAGAGGCTTACGTCAATACTCGCAATTGGGGAAAAGTAAAAATTAAATCGGTAAAATATATTAATAGGGAAATACATGAACAGAAATTCATAACTCTTGATGCACAGAATATAACAAAAGCAATACTTAAAGATGCATTGAGTGGTGAAATAATACTCTTTTTTAAAGAGAAATAAAAATAGAAAACGATTAGGACACATCTTTTATAATCCTATTGTTGGCCCACACCCCTATGCTTTACTTGAATTTTCCCGTTTTGTTTTTTTGTAAAGTCATATAAAATACCCATCTTTGCATTGCGTTACATTTTGAAGTAATCGAGGCGTTGTCTCGTATTGAGCTACAGACGATTTTTATTGCCTGTAGCTTCTTCATAATACGGTTCCGACCCCCGTGTGGAGTATTAATGTACCCACTGTTTCGATTACGGAATGTAACGCAACGGGAAAGCGGAACCGTTTTCTTTTTCCGCAGACTAACGCAATTGCATATGTCAAAATTAGCCCCAACTACTCATCAACTATCTAAAAAGTTTATAGGCTATGGACACTATGAGCTTACAATTTCTTCCTCTGAGGGCACAAAAACGATTGTCACAGGGAATATGGACTTGATAGAACGGCTAAACTCAGAGATAGACAAAGAAAAAGAGGAAGCGACTGCCGAAGCAATCGCTCTAGTTCTTGAATCCTCACTTTAGATTATCTAAAATCTTTCTTATGGCTTCATCAGCATGTTTTCTCATAATTCTGACATAATTAAAGATCGGTCTGTTGGATTTCATGCTTTGGCCTATACAATACTCCAAAGTTTCCAATGGTATGCCCAGCTCAAAACCATGTTGGACAAAGGATTTACGAGCTGAATAATATACGACATGCGATTCTATCTCCAGCCTCTCCCCTAGCCTTATAATTTCTTTTGTTACATAGTTACGAAAATTAGGATAAGAGTATTTATAACCAAAATCAAGCTTTCCATTACGCCCCATCCATCTTTTGATAATCGGTTTTGCTTCCTCAGGAATAGTGAAGCTGATCTTCATATCACCTTTCTTTGTGTTTTTTGATTTTTCACGTACATATTCCATAATTTTCGCATCTTTGAAATTGTATTGCATCAAGTCCATCAGATTGATACCTCCTAGATAATACGAAAGCATGAACACATCCCTGGCAACACGCTGAGACTTCTCTTTTATCTCCGCATCCCTTATCTTCTTTACGTCAGCTACCGAGATATCACGCTCTTTAGGCATTCCTGCCGGTCTTTCATAATATTCAAAAGGATGCGTGTCATATGATACTTTTTTATCCCTTATTGCTTGATTGATTATTGCCTTCAAATGTGCCATGTGCATACCACAAGTAACAGGAGCCAGCCTTCGGACATTCTTTAGATAAATGTCAAAGTCCTTTATGGTCCGGGGAGTAATTCCATCAAGCATTATATCATATTTGACAAACTCAATGAAGTAATCACTCGCCCTTTGATATAAGGAAGCAGTGGTCCTTCTCCCCTCTTTAATCAAATTCTGCATATAGTCAGCCGAAGCAACACTATAAGAGATAGCTCCCTGCTTTACCGAGGACAAATATTCGACAAGTTGGGTACAAGTATAGGATGATGTGTTTATTTTATCCAAGGCATCCTGATATGAATTAAGTATTCCACGTAATTTAGCATTGACATGTGCAGCATCAGGAACACCTACCACCTGCCCTCCCTTAAAATTAGCAGTATTATCTATTTCAAATCGGGTAACGATGTATCTTGTTTCCTGTTTATGACCAATTGCTATACGAATTCTGTGTTTGCCGTTTTTCAGCACCTTGGCCGGAACAACGGCAGCTTTAAGAGTTGTCATAATTGTTCTGGATTCGTTTTAGACAAGTTCTTTTTGCCAAAAGTGGCACAAACTGTCTTTTTTTTATCCAAAAACGAAAACTGGAGAAGCTTAAGAAAGCACAAACCCCTCTGAAACAGAGAGGTTTGTAAAGTGGAGCATGCGAGACTCGAACTCGCCACCTTTAGACTGCCAGTCTAACGCTCTAGCCAGATGAGCTAATACCCCGAGAAATAATAACGATGCAAAGATACATAGAAAATCAATAATACAAAGCTTTTGGGAAAGTTTTTTTTCATGTAAACAAAATTTTTATTTGTCACTTTTGCGCCAAAGAGTTACTTTTGCGTGAAATTGTTTCAACATAGTTTCAACATACATACACGATTATGGCAACATTCAAATATGAAATATTTAAAGATAGGAAAAGAATAGATGGCACTTACAACGTTAAGATAAGAGTCACACACAATAGGAAGCTTAAAAGGATTCCCACTTCCATATATGTTACGAAAGAAGATATAACCAAGGGGTTTAAAATCAAAAATCAGTCCATCTTAGATGAATTAAATAACATCATATCCATATATCGGAGCAAGTGCAACCTGTTGTCATTGCTCATAAACGATATGGATATAACAGAACTTGTGGAGCATATAACCAAAACTGATGAATCATCTCTAAAAATAGACTTCATTTCCTACGCCCGCAAATGGATAGATGAGAACAGAGAGAAGCATGGAATCAATGTGTATTCCTGCATGGTAAACTCTTTAACAAAATTCCTGGGACGGGAGAAATTGGATTTTAAGGAGATAAATTACAAATTCTTGAAATCGTATGAAGAACATCTCGGTCAAAGACGTGCACTCTCTTTATATATGGGAGCAATCAGGCATTTGCATAACGAAGCTAAAAAAGAATATAATGATGAAGAAGCAGGGGACATAAAGATACCATGGTCTCCATTTACCAAGTATTCTATACCTAATATAATATGTACCCGCGAAAGAGCTTTGGACGCAGATACTATCAGAGCCATATACAACCTGCCATATATACTCACTAAAGATAAAAAGGAGAAGGATTGCAGATTTAATTTTGCAAAGGATATGTTTATATTATCCTTTTGCTTGATGGGTATGAACTCGGCAGATTTGTTTCTTTGTGACACTATAAGCGAAAGCAAGGGAACGCTTACAATCACATACAACAGGGCAAAAACTGCAACAAGAAGGACTGATAAAGCAAAAATAAGCGTTAACATTCATCCCTTCATATTGCCCATATACGAAAAGTATAAGGACGTATCCGAAGAAAGAGTTTTTAGGTTATATAAAAAGTATTCCACTTATGGCAGACTCAATGTTGCCATAAATGTAGGTTTGAAACAGATAGGGAAAGTTCTTGGCATTGAAGATTTGGAATTTTACGCAGCCCGGCATTCTTTCGCTTCCATCGCACGAAACGATTTAAAAGTGGACAAAGGTACAGTAGGAGAAGCACTAAATCATGTAGATAAAGAGAACAGAATGACAGATCTATACATAAAAAAAGATTTTTCCGTAATTAATGATGTTAACAGTAGGGTTATTGATTATGTTTTTAACCCCGATATGATGAAAGGGTAAATGTAAGGCAGCTTATTGGACCGCCTTTTCAAGGTTCTCTCTGATTTGTTGGAGCATTCGGAAAGCCCCGGCCATCTTATAGTTGCCCAGACATTGCTTAGCCTGCATGATACAACTTTCAACAGTAAGTTTCAAATCCGGAGTGAAAGCCGCTTTGTTAATCTGCATTTCTTTGGGAAGTTCATCAGCATGGTTGTTGAACCATACGATCATTTCATTCAATTCCTCTTCGGAATAAGATTCTTTTTTTTCAGCCATAATACATAAGTTAATGTTAGTTCCGGCAAAGATAACAAAAATAGCCCCGACTCATCACGAGCTGGGGCAGTCCAATTTATAAATTTAAAGTCTTATGATGAAGATTGTCTGTTGTGCCAATGCTTTACTATCAGCATAACGACAATCAAAACGGTTACACAAACACAGGCAAAACCGATTTGTTCAGGCAGCGTGGATTCTTTTTTCTCTTTTATGGTTTCTGACCGGTTTTCTTCACGGGTATTGGAAGTGGTTTCCTTGTCAGCTTTCACTTCCGTACTGTCTTTGATTGCAGTTTCCTTCCTTTTATTCTTGCTGAAATCACCTTCCACATGACCGTCTGCCAATAACGGAGGTTTCCCAGTCAGGCTGTCGGGCGGTTTTCGGGTATCATAGATACGAAAATCAATCACATAGTTACTATTAGTGGTAATAAGTTCGCTCAAAGAGGTACTTGATCCGTGTACGATGTTGATAGATTCACTGGCGCTATCCTTGCTGATTACTTCTGTGTTGGATTTGATAGCCTTATGCGAGCTGCCACAGGCAAACAGCAGGAACAGACACATGAAGGGAGCCAGCAATATGTGCCGGCTTATCCAGTTCATAACCTTAGCCAACATAAGAAATATTATTTATGCGGTTCATCCACCCCCGTTTGAACTTGTTGTTTGCTGGGCGTTTCCGGCATATATCCTCGATAAAATCAAACCGTGCAATCTTGATCTGGTCAAACAGTTCACGCGGATTACGGGAATTAACTGCGGCAATGGTCTTGGGACCTACAATGCCATCCACCGTAACACCAAGCAAGCGTTGAGGAATCTTAATTCCGTGCGCACCGGATGCCCACACCCAATCAACCAATATATTAGCAACTGATTGCGATTTAATCTCGTCAGCTTTCCATCTGTCCCAATAATGCGGCTTGAGTACACGATTAACAACATCTTCACGGGTAAGTAGGTGTAAATCATCCACATCTATATCACCGTCACCATCCTTGTCATAGCCGCACGATTTCCATGTGCCGATAGTCACGCCCATATTGGTAGCTCCTCCCAAATCGTCAGGGTCATTTACAAAACCGCCTTCCCACTTTAGGATAAACGGTGCAAGTTTTCTTACGTCAGCCATACTACTCATTAATTATAATTATTCGATTTTATTTTCTTTGAATTCCGGCAGGATATATTGTATGTTAACCGCTGCTTCATGCAAGACCTTATGAAGTTCATCTTCATTCAAATCCGTTTCATCTGTAAACTCACAAAAGATATTTCCAACCCAATCTTGAGATGAATTAAGCCGTTTAATAGCGACGCTGTTGCATCCATTTGTTGATAATAGAGATTTGGCAACCTTATCCTTAACCTGGTTATCAATATCTGAATAGAACATGAAAAGATTCTTTGCGAGATTTTCTGCAAAAACGGCCACTTCACTCATGGGAAGTGATTGAATGCTTTCACGCATTCCGGCTATACCTTTTCGTTTTACCTCGAACTGCACCGAAAGAAAAGCTATATGCCCCAAGGGATGGGGTTGTACGATATATACCCTGTCTGCTTTCGTTTCATAAAGTACACGCCACAACTCACCGAACACCTTGGCGGAGTTCTCGCTGCGGTGGTAACTTCTTCTTTTCTCTTCTTTTTTAAAATATTCCACTTTTAAATCAGTTAACTTGTTTTTGGTATACTGATTATAGGCGAAATAAGCTGCCAGCAATGTTCCGGCAGCACTAATAATGTTTGCAATATCTATCTCCATTACATTCACCGTTTAATTATTATATGATAAATTATTCATCCTGTTTCCTTTATTTCTCAACTGTCCCTATCTTTCCTGAAAAAA